AGTTATTGGCTACTTACCAATTGCGAATGCCAAGAAATCCAGGTTTCTGCACAAATCGGGATCGTACTGGGTAAGCCAAATAAACCTGCGCCCAATTGAAACACTAACTAAGAGCATCTATGCCAATGCATCCATTTGATTGTCGTATCTGTAAAACACGCACGCAGGGAATGGTGCGCATAGTTGGTGACACATTGCCGCCTGGACTTGAAGTACTTGAATGCACAGGTTGTGGGAATCTCGGTGTTGAATTTGTGGGCGAAACGCCCATGACAAATGATGGCGTGTCGCTTGACTAACCGAGTACGCTCACCAATGCCCGCTGGAGATGCAGGGCGGACAATCTCCAGGCGCGGATCACTATCGGGAGTGGTCTGTATTCTGCTATTGCAGATCACATCAGTGGAAAAAACTTATTCTCTAACACCTATTGATCATTTAAAACTATATGCTCATGCATTAGTTGTTGATGCTAAAGAATACAGATGTTTAGAGTTGTTGTGGACTAGAGAATCAAACTGGAATTACAAAGCCAAGAACAAACGGTCAAGTGCTAAAGGCATTCCTCAATTGCTTAATCTAAAGACTAATGACCCGATAGAGCAGATCAATCTCGGTATTAAATACATTAAACACAGGCATAAAACCCCATGTAATGCGTGGGCTTATTGGCAAAAGAATAAACATTACTGATGTCTAACTCATGGAGTAATGGATCAACACGTAGATGGCGTGAGATACGTAAGCGCATCATTGCTAGAGATCAGGTGTGCCAGTTGTGTGGACTTGATGAAGGACAAATGCACATTGATCATATAATCCCAAAATCCAAAGGTGGTAGTGATATCGATTCAAATCTCAGATTGTTATGCAAATCATGCAATTTACGCAGGGGGGCTCGTTTTTTTGACACAGATAGAACACCCCCGACTCTCCATGAACGTTTTACCCCCACAAACGTGAGCATAAGTCATGACTAAGGATGAATCAGTAGTGAACAATAATGATCAGGTCGTGATCGGTAATGACCGAATTGAATCGGATTTTGCTCAGTCATTAGCAGGGCAGTTTGGCAGTCCAACGCCTAGAATTCACACACCACTGGATGATTTACCATCACGGGGCTTAGAAATCATTGATTTTGCTGCATCCCTTAACATGGAATTGATGCCGTGGCAGAAATTTGTGCTGGAGCATTCACACAAAGTGAAACCTGATGGCAGGTGGGCAACTCCCCTGGTCTGCACAATCGTTTCCAGGCAGTCAGGAAAATCCACGTTGATGTTGCTGCGCATTTTGGCTGGCATGTTTATCTTTGATGAGCCGTTGCAAATCTCATCTGCTCACCGACTGACCACATCCCTAGAGCAATTTAGAACGCTAGTTGGATTGATTGAAGGCAGTGATGAGTTATCCAAAAAAGTCCAACGCATCAAATGGTCACATGGCAATGAAGAAATCACCGTGGCAAATAAGTCTGGAATCTCCAGGTTCGCAATTAAGGCTGGAAACAGTGCAGCACGTGGCACATCCCCTACAACCGTGCTACTTGATGAAGTACGTGAGCAGCATGACTTAGAGGGTTTTGCATCATTACGGTATTCCCTACTTGCAGCCAAAAATCCAATGATCATGGCATTTAGTTCAGCGGGTGATCAACATTCATTGGTGCTGAATCAGTTACGTGATCGCGGGATTGCTGCATCAGCGGGCGCACCTGATGACATTGCCTACTTTGAATGGTCTGCTCCAAGTGATGATGTAACTGATCCCAAAAACATCATTGCCAGTGTTCCCGCATTAGGTCACACAATCCATGCCGACAATATCGCGCAATTGCTCAATGATCCCCATGAAGTCGTGATGACTGAAGTTTTATCACGCTGGGTTGCCACAATCACCGCAGCGGTTGGTGAAGTTGAATGGCGTGCTTGCCAATCCTCTGAGTTGGATTTAAACCCTGAGAAAATCACGTGGATGGCATTGGATCACTCACCTGACCGAAGGCACGCTGCATTGGTCGCAGCCCAGCAATTAGATAATGACAAATTTGTTATCAAACTACTTCACACCTGGACAAATGAATTGACCCTTGATGACAAAGCAATTGCCAATGAAGCATCCGCCTATTGCAGAAAATACCCAATTGAACATTTGTTGTTTAGCCGTAAGACAAGCGGTGCGGTGGCTGACCGTTTGCGCCATGCTGGAATCCCAGTGCAGGAAGCGGATAGTTACTACGCACAAAGCGTTGATGAGTTTTTGTCTGCAATCAATAGCGGGCGGCTGCGCCATTTAAATCAGGAATCTTTAAACATCCAGGTGCTATCTGCGGTGAAGTTAAACCGCGGTGATGGCGGTGTTGTATTTGGTAGGCGTGCAAGTCAGTCAGCAATTTGTGCTGCGGTTGCTGGAGCATTGGTTACACATTTTGCGACACGCCCAAGCACGGATGTTGATATATTGATTGGTTAGTGGTAATCACCTGAAAAAATTACCGCATGGCGATACTTGATCGGTTTAGAACAATCCAGGCAAAAGCCGATTCACCATCCCCTGATGTTTTGGCGGCACTTGCTCCCCTAAACAACATTGATGCGTTGTATCCATTTATGCCTACGCAATACACATCAACTTACCAAGAATTTATGAGCATCCCTACGGGCGCACGCGCACGCAACATCATTTCAGGATCACTTGCATCAATTCCAGTTGTGCTGAGAGATCGCTCAACAGGCGAAACAATAGATGCGCCAAGATGTTTTAACACACCTGATCCACGTGTCCCAGGTCAAGCCGTTTATGCATGGACTGCATCAGATATTTTACTTTATGGATTCGCTTACTGGCAGATCACAGAATTGTACGCAGACACATTTAGAGTTAGATCAGTTCAAAGAATTGACCCAATAAGAGTAACTATTAAAACTAATGCCAACGCCAGCGAGATCACAGGTTATGCCATCAATGGTGCAGACATCCCGAATTCAGGCGTTGGCAGCCTAGTTGTATTTTATGGAAATGATGAAGGCGTTTTAAATCGCGCTGGTCGCACAATTCGCACTGGAGCAGCACTGGAGCGGGCAGCCGCTAATTATGCGAATGAGCCAATTCCGTCAATGGTTTTAAAATCAAATGGTTCAGCACTGCCCGCAGATCGCATTGCAAAATTACTTGAACAATGGGGTGTTGCACGTAGAAACCGCAGCACTGCATTTTTAAATGCTGATGTCACAATGGAATCAGTTGGATTTGATCCTGAAAAATTACAACTAGCAAAAGCCCGGGAATACATAGCAACTGAGATTGCACGTGCGTGTGGCATCCCAGCATATTTTGTTGATGCAACATCAGGATCATCAATGACCTATTCAAACGCTACAACTCAAAAAGAATCTCTGCTGCAATTAAGTTTGATGCCGATAATGAATGTCATTGAGCAACGTATGTCAATGCCCGATTTTGTAGCCTCATCAACAGTTGCACGTTTTGATTTAGATGCGTATTTGCGCGGCTCAGCACTAGAGCGCGCTCAGATTTACGAAATATACAACCGCATTGGCGTGATGACCGCTGATGAAATTATGGAAAAGGAAGATATGGCACTATGAAACTAACAACACCAATGACAATAACTGCCGCAAATTCAGATTCACGCACAATAAGTGGGCGAATCGTTGCATTCAATGAAGTTGCAAACGCATCAACTGGTCGAGTTATATTTGCAAAGAATTCAATAAAGCCGTCAGATGTATTTTTAAATTTGGAACATGACCGCACCCGAAGAATTGGCAAAACATTGTCAATGACTATGAATGGCGACAAATCAATTGATGCCACATTTAAGATCGCAAACACAACCGCTGGCACTGATGCGCTAGTTGAAGCAATGGATGGTTTGCGTGATGGTTTCAGTGTTGAGTTAGCCGTTAATGATTACGAGATGGCAAAGGATGGCACTATGAAGGTTTTATCAGGTGATCTCACTGGCGTTGCATTAACAAGTGAGCCCGCAATTAGGTCAGCCCGCGTTTCAAGCGTGGCTGCAACAGAAGATTCTGAAACCGAAACAAAATCGGATGCAGAGCAAACAACACCAACCGAAGGAGCAAACGAAGTGGCAGACACTACCGTTGAAACACCTGCTGCATCTGCTGAAACAGTAGAGGCATCATTATCAATCAAGGCAACTGGCAACATGCCAATGGCTTACACACAGGTTCGCAATCCAATCAAAACAACTGCGGATTATCTATTCCATTCAATTCAAGCAACACGTGGAGATCACGATTCACGTGAATATATTGCTGCAACTAACAACTCAACAACTGACAATCCTGGCTTAATTCCAACACGTCAATTGTCAGAGGTTATTAACGGGCTTGCAAGTGATGTCCGCGCATCAATTGATTCAATCTCAACAGGCACATTGCCCGATGCTGGTTTGACATTTGAAATTCCAAAAATAACAGTGCTGCCGTCAGTTTCAGTCACCGCTGAAAATGCAGCAACACCAAATGTTAATTTGGAGAGTGCATATGTTTCAGTAGATATTAAGAAGTTCAGTGGCTCTCAGGTAATGTCCGTAGAATTGCAAGACCGCAGTTCTCCAGCATTCCTAAATGAGATTTTAGTAAATCTAAACTCACAATACGCACGTGCAACAAATGCGTACAACTCATCAAGAATTTTAGCGGGTGCAACCAATACTGCATTCACAATTGCTGGCGCAACAATTACTGCATCAGAATTGCTTGATTGGG